AGGAATTTCACAAAAAAATGAAAAATTCAACGCCTGATTTTTTCAATGACCTTAAATCGGCACCATTCACAACAGCCAAAAACGCTTTTCCAAAAGTAGACCTCGGACAGTTGTCACGCGGAAAGTCTCGTTACGGCTCTGGGAAATTTAATTAAAACAAGAGAGGATACATACAATGGTTCTAACTCCGGGCGTCATAAGTTTAATCTCGGTTCAAAGCAATACAGCACAATTGTCGACTACACCCCCAAGCGGTGGTGTTCAACCTTACTTTTTTCAATGGTACAGGTCTACAGTTAGCGGTTTTTCTCCCGGCCCTTCAACGCTATTGCCTGGCGCAGTTCAACAACAACTGAGCGACTCAGATTTAATTCCGAACACTGTTTATTACTATGTTGTGGTTTATACTGATAGCACTAGTCCTACTCCTCAAACAGCAAATTCGTTACAGTCCTCACTTACGACACAAGCACCAAGTCAAAGCATCAACCAATTTATGCAAGCACCATTTCTGGGTCAACTTGACCTTAGAGTGGGCGCGACAAACGTTGTGGCCGGTGCAGTAGACGTAAGCCAACTTACACCAATCTTCGCGGGCACAGCCGTTAAGGTTGTGGACAACAACGGTAACATTCCAAAGGTTGCCGCCTGTACTTCCGATGACGACAACTGTTTCGGCTTCGTAGTGTACGACGTAAAAAGTTCTTCCTACGTTGTCGGTAACCGTGTGGAAATTGCAATACAACAATCCGTTATGTGGCTCTACGCAACTGAACAAATCAACCGCGGTGACCAAATTATCCTTGATGTCACAAGCATGGGAGCAGTGCAAGATATTTCTTCCGGTGTGGCTGGAAATACAGTTGTGGGCTGGGCGTTCGACGGTGCCGCAGCTTACGGCAGCCTTTTCCGCGTGTATCTCGAAACTCCATCTTACAAAACAGTATCTTAACAGGAGACTAATGGTTTATGCACCTATCTAAAATTAACGAAAGTTTAATCACAAATGACAATGGGCAACCAGTAGTCCTGAATGCCAGAGAAAAATTTATTGCGAATTACTGGGAACGCAAAATTAAAAATAGTTTGGGTTATGAAATTCCAATCACGACTCTGACAACCATAATCAAAAAAATCACTGAACAAAAGTTCTTTGAAATTGCACCAGCAGACTATCTGCCAGTAAGGGTTGGAGAGGGTGCATGGTCTACAAATCTTGTCACTTACCGTTCATACCTTCTGTCAAGTAACTTTGAAGATGGTATCGTAAACTTGGGTGCCAACAACTCCCGTCTCGCTGCCGCTGACGCTGGTGTGGATAGTGTAACTGTCCAAATCATGAACTGGGCGAAGACTATTGGTTGGTCTATCATGGACTTGGAAATTGCCGCTAAGTCAGGTAATTGGGACTTGGTTACTGCGAAGGAAAAAGCACGTAAAAAAGATTGGGACTTGGGTATACAAAGGGTTGCATTCCTTGGGGCAAGTGGCCTTAACTATGCTGGGGGCCCTGTTCTTGGTCTCTATAACCAAGCTGGTATCGCCAACAACACTAATGTCATTACTATGTCGATTTCACAAATGTCACCGGCACAGTTGAAAGTATTTTGTTATCAAGTGGTAGAAGCCTATCGCGAAAATAACCAACGTACAGCATGGCCGACACACTTCATCATTCCTGAAAGTGACTACAACGGTTTGGCATCTCAGGCATCACCTGACTTCCCAATCAAGTCCACTTTGGAACTGTTAGAAGAAATGTTCCAAACAATTTGTCGTAACAAACAATTCCGTATTTTGCCAAACGCTTATGGTGACAATCAATACCACCTCGGCGTACAACCAATCAACGGTTATCAAATTTACGTGTTATTGAACTATGACGAAGAAAGTGTCCGTATGGACATCCCTGTCGATTACACTAACACAACTGCGAATAGTCTCGACAATTTTATGTTCCAGACCGTCGGATACGGGCAGTGGACTGGAGTTCAAACATACCGCCCTCTGGAATTACTGTACTTTACCTTCCCTGCGTAAGAAAAGTTATTCAATAATTATTTATTGATTATTTTTCTTTTGATAATTGTCTCCTGAACTGTTACGAAAGTTATCACAAAGGAGACAATATGAAAACGTGTGGGCGTTACAAATCTGGTAAGTGTTTATCTTTAACAAATCCTCAACCATTTGAAAATTTTTCCAAAAACAGGTGTAAGAGTGACGGTCTTACTTCGTACTGCAAACTGTGCCTAAAAGAAGAAAGAGAAACGCACAAAGACCAACGACGGGAAACCATTAAACAGTGGCGTATAAAAAACAACTTTAAAATGAGTGAGTACCGAAAAAAGGACGCAAAACGAAACGTTGAAAGAACACGGAAGTGGCGTGAAAAAAACCGTTTAAATTTTTTGTATGGTATCACTAACGAAAGGTGGAAAGAAATGTTTGATTTAAAGTTCTATAGGGCTTGAGCATGGTAATTATATGCGTTTCATACCGGGAAACGGATTAAGCGACTGTTTGTCTTTAATGTCATCAAGCAACCTATGTTTTTCTAAAATTTTATTTGTTGTGTCTAAAATTTTATTCAACTGTTCAAGATGGACTGAGATTTTCTCTAACTTCTCAAATATACTTTTTAAATTCTCAGCTATGGCATCAAGATTTTGTTCGTGCGCTGTACCTGTCTTTCGCATAATATTTATCTTTATATTCTATTGAGTATTTACTGACACTTGTAACATTTATTTTCATGATGTTAGCCACGTCATTACACGATAAATCCTTATCATGTGTTAAATGAAACGCCAAACGTTTCCTAAGTTTGAAGTAAAGACGTCTGTCATCGGGCGCGTGGAAATTCAATAACGGTTTTCCCATGAGCGGATACAGTGCCGCCAAAGACCTTTCACGCGGCTTAAAGAGTAATCGTTCTGGGTATTCATTTGAAATGGGTCGGGGTTGTTCTAGGATTAAATCACCTATGCTTACATCCTCATGGGCATATACTTTTTCAAATTTAAGAATTGTAAAACTTGGTATTTTTTCCAACACGCCACATTGACAATCTATTTTTTTTAATTCTTCAGTGAGCTTTCCACAAGGACAATGAAGCCCATTTTTTCTCTGACCTATCCAACACTCAAGTATGGCAGAATCTCCAACCTGTAAAGTGTTTTTAAATTTGTCAAGTATGCCGCCATTACAAAAAAACTCAAGTTCATTCTGAGACCCTGTATTGTAAAATTCAACGGTCACGATGGCGAATTTATACAGAGGGTTTTTTTGTTTTTTAGAATCGCGTATACTCAAAATTTTACATTTGAACCAGCTCATTCCGTTGTAATCTTTATGCATGACTTGTTCCTTATGTTTAAATTGTTTCTTTAAGTTAAATATGAAGTATGAGTGTAGTCAATTTTTCAGACAAAAAAAATCGCATACACTCACTTTTTTAAGGTGAACACATGCGATTTTCCCTTTTTTGGGAGACAGTTACCTGTCACTCATTTTCAACACTGACATACTTCTGACGAACTGTTAAATGTGGTAGGATGAAAATAAAACATTGGAGAATAGAAAAAAATGCTGTGCGTATGCTGGCCGTCAACGCCGCCTCAACCATTTTTAAACCCGATTATAAGCGACTTTCAGAATTATTTTACCCGTGATTTTCCTTACGGTACAAACGTACAAACTTCTGTAACAGACGCCGACATCGGTAAATCTTACAGTCAAGTTAACTTTTCCATCAACCCTGGACTGTTTGCAAACCAGCAACAATATACACTCGGTTACCTTTGGCTTGCGGCGCATTGGCTCGTAACAGATTTAAGGGCTGGGAGTCAGGGTATTGCCGGTCAATATAACTTTCTGGAAAACTCAAAAGGTGTGGGTGCCGTATCTACAAGCTTTAGTATTCCGCCACGCATTCTCGATAACCCAAGTTTCGCCATGTACACAAAAACTCGTTATGGCGCGAAGTACCTTGAGCTTCTGTTACCGCGTCTTGTTGGTCAAATTTACACCGGACGTGGCCATACGAAAGCTTAGGTTATTTTTGTTTTTTGTTTACGTTCATGGTATTTTTGTATATGAAATGCATTAAAACAAATCCTACATCTCCTATCACCATTTTTAGACATCATAGAATTTTTAATAATAATTTATGGCAGACACAAACTTTAAGCCTCTTGAAAAATTTACAGCCATCCTCAACAACAACAAACTTAAGGCGCGTGTTGGTGTTTTGGGTTCACATGCCGCTCGACGCGGTGATAGTGATATGAACAATGCAGAAATAGGTTTGGTTCATGAGTTTGGCAGTCCAAGTCAACGTATTCCACAGCGATCATTTCTAAGAATGCCTGTGACCAATAACTTGAAAAAGAAACTAGATGCCTCTACAATCTTAAGTAAAAGACTCGAAGAAAAGTGCATTGCAGAGAACAGTTTGCGACCATACCTAGAATTACTAGGTATCGTTGGCGTTGAGTGTGTGCTTGAGGCGTTTAAAACGGGTGGTGATGGTAAATGGCCGCCACTCAGCGAAAAAACGTTAAAGTATAAAATGGAAAATGGCTTAGTCCTCGACATTTTGATTGCGACTCAACAACTTCGTAACTCTATTTCGTATGACGTGAAATAACACACATGGTTCTAACTCTACCCACAATACCAGCCCAGTTTATCAAGTGTGCGGCGAGTGAACCAATTTACGCCAATAGTGGCACCGTGCCTGACATGACAGAAGCGGTACTAGACCTGTTTCAGCCCATGACTTTCGGTCTCGTGAATAAAATGAACCAAGATTACCAAGTCATCGAAAACATGCAGCTCATCACGTTTCGCGGTATTTGGATGCCCTTACATGGTCGTGAACTTCTCATAAAACCAGAGGGTGAACGTAAATGGAACTGGGTACACATGTTCAGTGATTCCAGCCTCGCATTTTTAAACCCAGACGATGTTATTGTTTACATCGAAGGAAACCACGCAACACAAAGCCTTGTAACACCGGGTACAAACTATTTTCCGCGTCAATACAGGGTGATGTTACGGAAAAACTGGGAACTTTACCAATACATGGAATGGCATTTGATTACTGATTATACAGGCGCGGGGCCGTCATCATCATGACAGCACTATCAATTTTTTCACCATACAGTGCCGTTGGGGCAAATCTTGAATTTTTTGTTACTGGCGTTGGTGGTGTTTCTCCTTATACTTATTCTATAATGCCGGGTGGTGCGGGTGGCAGTATTAATGCTTCTACAGGTCTTTACAGTAGTCCTTCAATTGTTCCTGCTAACCCTGCTAATTGTTATGATGTCATACAAGTTACGGACACAACTTCGGCTACTGCAACTTTTAGCATTCTTGTCGGCTATCCACTTTTACTTATCTGTGACATTTTACAAAATCAACTAGGGCTAGATAACAATCATATCTATATCTGGGACCAAAAGATTTTTGAGCCTATTGACAATTTACCATACATCGTTCTTGGTGTCGCATATTCAAAACCGTTTGGCAATACAAATTATTTTTCAGCGAACGCGAATCAAAACCAATCAGTGAACATGTGTGATATCATAAGTGTGGACGTGTTTAGCCGTGGTAATGCCGCAGCTTTTGTGACGTGTCCTCAAGTTCTTATGGCTTTGAATAGCGAATATGCGGAACAACAACAAGAATTAAACAGTTTTTTCATCGGAAAATTGCCGTTGTCGTTTTTGAATCTGTCTAAAGTCGATGGCGCAGCAATCCCCTACCGGTGGCGGTTGGAGTTTAATTTACAATATTTTGTTCCTCTGGTACAATTGAGTGAATATTTCGACCAATTTACAATACCACCTCAAGTTATTATTAATGAATGAGGACTTAAATGGCTACAATCCCTTTTTTACCGCTGACTAATGTCGTAACAATTTCCGTGGCAGAAGTTAGCCCGGGAATTAACGCATACAACACAAGTAACCTTGCGATTGTTACGGATGAATCACCGAACTATTCGTCGGAAACACTATCTTTTAGTATAGCACCTACGGATGGTACTTTTGAGTTAATGTTTCCCGGTGGAACCACCGCGGCGATTAACTGGAATGATTCAGTAGCAGTCATCCAAAGTAAAGTCAATACAGTTTCTGGTTGCTCACAAATAATTGTGAGTGGTTCTATAGCGAGTCAAAAAGTCGTACTTTCACAACCAGGGCAGCTCGGTGCAGTGCCAGTGGCCGTTGTTGTTAGTAATGCTCTTACACCAACAACATCTATCTCTATTACAAGTTTTACATGGAGTGGCGCGAGCAGTGGTTTTGCCTTTTATCTCAACCCAACCCAAGTGGGTGTGGACTTTGGTACAGGTAGCGTAACCTATCAACAAGCCGTTGCAGTGTTCAGTCAAGCACCTAATATTTTAAATGGTGGTGGACAGCTAATTGTCATATTAAGCGAAGTTTCAGTACAGACACTAGCATTTTCCGCAGTGCCAACAAGCGGTACATTTCAAATTTCCTATAACAGTAACCTGAGTGCCGAGATTAACTGGGACGATTCAGCCCAAACCATACAGGCAAATTTACAGGCGAACGTACCGGGGCTTGAGGACGTACAAGTTACAGGCTCGATTGCCGGTGGATTACTTACACTTTACCTAAACGGCGTCTATGGTGTCGCATTACCAATTAGCACTGCAAACAACACTCTATCACCAGCCACAGTTATTACACCGGCCACTGTTAGCGTGGGTGAAAAATTTGTCCAAGTCTTACAACGCACGGTTGACCTAGTTAGTTACTTTGGTGTCATGCCAAACCAAACTCTCGCAGTCATTGGAAAAGTGGACTTACTCGCCGCTGCCGCTTTCATACAATCACAAAATACCCTGATGGGCTTCTTTGTTTCATACAACGTGGCTGACATCATGCCCGGTGGAATGCTTGACCTATTACGTTCAGGAAGCTTCACACAAAGTCGCGGCCTATACTATGGTGACAGTTCAAATGGTGGCCTCAATGCGAGCCTCATGATGGCCGCTTATGCGGGTCGTGGTTTAAGTGTAGACTTCAACGGTTCTAACACAACAATCAACATGCACTTGAAGGTTTTGCCTAGTATTCAACCAGACCCAACCATGACACAAACAATTTTAAACTATGCTCAAAACGCGGGTGCTGATTGTTACGTTTCACTGCAAGGTGTACCGGCAGTCTTTACAAGCGGTGAAAATAAATATTTTGACCAAGTTTATAACCTATTGTGGTTTGTCGGCGCGTTACAAGTGGCTGGGTTCAACTTCCTAGCTCAAACCGCCACCAAGGTTCCACAAACAGAACTTGGTATGGACGGTTTGAAAAACGCTTACCGTGCTGTGTGTGACCAAGCGGTTACAAATCAGTACAGTGCGCCCGGAACTTGGACAAGCCCAGATACGTTTGGAAATCAACAACTGTTTTTAGATAACGTCTTACAATACGGTTACTACATTTACTCATTACCAATCAGCCAACAAGCGGCGGCAGCTCGTATGAATCGTGTTGCGCCACTGGTTCAAATTGCTCTCAAAGAGGCTGGGGGCATAAATAGTTCATCCGTATTGGTCTTTATTAATCCGTAATTTTTTAAGGTGGTGAAACGTGAGTACAGTAGCTCTATCAGGTAATGACACAGTAGTAATCAATGACCATGTCTTTAATGATTTTGCCGAAGGTAATGTCGTAGAGCTTACATTTCCTAACGATATTGCCAACGTTAAGACTGGTAAAAATGGAAACACAATTTACGGTCTGAATGAAATGGGTAAACAGTGTGACTTAAAAATGAGGCTTATTCGTGGTTCAAACGATGACATATTCATGAACCAGTTGTTAAATCTTCAATACAATAACTTTGCCGAAACCGTTCTCATGCAAGGCTCATTTATTAAAAAAATAGGTGACGGTCAAGGGAATATTATTAACGACACCTACATTTTAGGTGGTGGTGTTTTTATCAAACAAGTTGAAGGTCTAAGCAACGTTGAAGGTGATGCGACTCAGTCCGTGAGCGTTTATCAAATGAAATTTGGTCTGTCACCACGGGCGATAACATAACATGAAGGAAGTAAAATTACCCAGCGGGGCAGCTTTAAAAATCAGTGAGGCACCGTTCTCAGACGCGAAAAATCTTTACCAAGCCGTGCTTGATGAAATGAGAGCTGTGAATTTTGGTTTTGATTCCGACCTCACAGCGGTTTTCAAAGACCTCGCTTGTATTGGTTTTTCCAGTAAAAAAGTTGATGCGGCTTTGGAACCTTGTATGAAACGGTGTTTGTACAATGGTTTAAAGATTGACACCAGTACGTTTGAAAAGTCGGAAGCTCGTAAGGATTATGTGTCGGTTTGTGTAGCAGTCTTAAAGGAAAACATCGAGCCTTTTATGAACGGCCTCTATGCCGAGTTTCAAACATTCTTAAAAATGATGAATACAAAAAACCCAAAATAGAGGCCGAGGACAGTAACTTATTATTATACTTTAAACTATGTAAGGCGGGTTATGCGAGTGGTCTTGAGGAAGCGAAAAAAATGACCGCACGAGAAGTAATGCAAGCCCTAGCATACGAGAAGTTCTGTACTGATTACGAAGCCGCTTTTTTGGAGTTAAATAGAAAGTCTTAATTTTTTCCACGCATTTTTTGTACATCCAATATATATTTTGTTATCATTAAATCCAAGAACTATAAATAGTCAAAGGAAAAAACAGATTGCGAGCCGGTGAATTATTCATTGAGATTGGCCTAAAAGGTGCAGATAAAGTCATCGGCAGCCTAAAGGACGTGACCGGTGAAATTGGTAACGCCGTCAGTAAATCGTTGTTATTACGCAGTGCTATTGTCGGTATTGTCTATGAAATGCAGAAGCTCGGACGTACTACTATTTCCGATGCTTTCAACTTCATCGATTACGAAAGAATCACTGGGGCTTCGGTTAAAAATCTTGAGCGCATGGTTTTCATTAACCGTGAGTTTAGTGTTAGTGCAGAGTCCACGGCAAAAGCTCTTGAAAGCCTGTATTCAAAACTCCTACACCCTGAAAGTTACGCTCAAATAGGCGCACCATTCGCGGCACTTGGCGTACCGTTTGAATATCAGGAAGCGTTAAAAGACCCAACCTATGCGGTCAAACAATTACAAAAATTATGGTTCGCTGACAGAAATATTGCGACACGTGCCGCAGAAATCATGGGACTCGGTGCGTTTATCCCAGCACTTTCCGAAGGTCGATTTACTGAAAAAAATATAGCACGGGCACCAATCGTAAGCGTTGAAGACTTAAGAACTCTTGATGAGTTTAAAAGACAGTTAAGTTTACTTGGAGCGACGTTAGCAGTTGAAGTTATACCAGTCTTAGCAGACTTTATAAAAATTTTAGTTGACCTTAAGGATTTATTTTTACCTATCATTAAAATATTGTTTGAACCTTTAAGACTTCTCCTAAATGAAACAAAAAGCACCAGACGACAAATTGATGAGTGGATAGACAAACAAGTACACCGCGGTATTGATTTATTTAAAAATTTAAACGAACAAGAAAAAAAAGCTCTTGATGAATTGAAAACAAAAAAATCCACATCCCTTGAACAAAAAAAATCTTACACAGAAGAAATTTTTAAACCAAAACTTTTACCACCAAAAGAAGAAATACCCACACCTAATTTACCTTATGAAAAATGGCCTGTGCCACCACCTTTCATGAAAGAAGGCGCACCAAGTATTAACCAATCATTTAACTTTAATGGAGATGTTGCGAATCCTAAACAAGTAATGGAAGCGGCCTACAACGGTACACAGCAAGCAATTTTAGCAATCCGTCAGGGTTACATAGCGACACAGGTGACATAATTCATGGCTTTACCTAGCTTAAATGACCTTTCAAGTTGGACGACCACAGCACGAGCGTTGGCGAATCTTGTGTTAGTTCAACCCACACGTAACACGGGCGCGTACCAAGCCTACGCACCGGGCTCACTTGGATTTCCGTTTAACAACAATCAGTTTCAAGACATATTTATATTTGATTATGAAGGTGAACAAACAGTAACTTGTGATTCAGATATTACAGACCACTACACAGAATTAAACGTAGCGATTGCAGACCAAATAGCTCTCAAACCTGTCATGATAACAACACAAGGTTTCCGTGGTGAGTTAACTGATGTTGTACCAACGGAACTTGGCACTCTATATGATTATGTTGAAAAATTACAGAGTGTTTCGGCCTATGTACCACAATTAACCGTGACCGCACAGTTACTCTACAATACAGCTAAACAGGTGTACCAAACCGCAATGACCGCGAGTCGTGCCGCTGTAAGTGCATGGGGTAGTTTACGTTCACAAACCATCAGTCCAACGCCACCTCTCATAACTGCGAATGCTCAGGTAGCAGCTTCGTATCAACCAGGGTCACCGATTCAGACAGCTCAACAGGATGCATTTTCAAAATTTTACGGATGGTGGGCGAGTCGCACGTTGTTTCAAGTCACCACGCCGTGGGCTGTTTTTACAAACATGGCGATAAAAACTCTAAGACCTGTACAGAGTGCTGAGACTCGAACTGTCACCACTTTTGAACTGACATTCAAACAAATACGAACAACCGAAGCCTTACCACTCACGCCTACGTTTCCGGCAAGACCAGGGCTGTCCCTCACGGTTCCATTAGCCCCAGCGATTCCACGTAGTAGGGTGTCACAATTACGTTTGGTCGCTCAATCAAGCACAGTAGTAAATAAAGGTTATGCACCAACAGCACCGGCACCGTCACTTGGCAGTTTACTCGGCCAGTATTACAATAGTTATCAGGAACCGGCGAACTAAAAATCATGTTACAAATAACCCAACTTACACTCGAACCAAAACAGAACATGACGGTAGCGTTACCGAACGGGGACATATTTACCATGAACGTTCGGTACAAGCCTCAGCAACAGGGCTGGTTTATCGAAAATTTGACCTATAGTGATTTTGTTTTGAACAGTCTTAGGATAACCACTAGCCCAAATATGCTTTTACAGTGGCGCAATTTTTTACCTTTTGGGTTGGGTTGTTTTTCAGTCAATAACCGTGAACCAATGTTACTCGAAGATTTCACAAGTGGAGATTGCAAGCTGTATGTCCTGAGTCAAGCAGAAGTTCAGGACTACGTTGATTTTATAACTTATGGCTATCAAGTTTACTAGAAATTATGTACTGGTTATGAGACTCTCAGACGGAACCTTTCTTGAAGTCAGGTTGCCGTTTACCATTGAGTTTGACGTAACCCGTTACGTTATAGGTAGTCTAAACTACAGTCACTTTCGCATTTACAATCTCAACACAAATCACCGTGAACTCATACGGCGCGATTACGCAAACTTTTCCACCTTAAATAATGTCAGAGAGCTTTACTTTTACGCCGGTTATGGTGAAGAGCTTTCGCTTGTCTACACAGGAATCATTTATCAGGCGTGGAGTTTCCGCGAAGGTACAAACTACATTACTACGGTGCAGTGCCTTGACGGATATTTAGCAAACACGCTTGGTACGATTCCATCAAATTACACTCCACCGGGCGGTACAACTTATCTTAGCGTGTACGAATATCTCATGGGGAAAGGTTACACTGCCGTCAACAATCCATTGTTACCTTACACGGCTTTTGGCGCAATCGGGCCCAGTGTTTACCAAAACGCGGCAGGGTCAGATTTCACCCTAAACCGTTCCATATCACCATCAGGAAACACCATATCATTCATAAAACAACTCATACCCAATGCGTTTTTTATTGACAACGGAATATCATTTATTTTGGGTAACAATGAAGGTCGAACAAATGGTGGTTCCATTAAAGTTATTACGTCACAAGATGGATTACTCTCAACACCTTATCTTGAAAACACTATCATAAGTTTCGACATGTTATTTGAACCATCACTCGCACCAGCTCAAATTTTTCGTCTGAGTAGTGCATACCTTCCCGCAGGATTAAACGCAGAATATAAAATTAACTTAGTAAATCACAAAGGCATGATTAGTGAAGCCGTGTGCGGTGACTTAGTCACTCATGTTGAGGCTTTCTACGCACTCGGTGACCTTATTCCAGTGACGGATAAATAGCATGGCTAATTTAAATCCACCAACCGCACGACAAAATGTATCAAACGTAACGAAACCAAATCTCAAAGATGCCTTTGATTCTTACTTACGACAAATTTTTATCGAGCTTAATTGTCATCATCTTGGAACCGTGGTTTCATTTAATGTCGAACAACAAACGGCAAAAGTCAGCATCAATTATAAAAAAACATATTACGAGTACACGAACGACCTCAATCCACCGAAAGCGGTGTCAAAAGATTATCCTTTTCTCGCAGAGTGTCCTGTAATTGTTCTCGGTGGCGGTGGCGCAAACCTTACGTTTCCTATTAAGCCCGGTGACCAGTGTGTTTTACTCTTTAATGACCGCGACATAGACAATTGGTGGATAGGAAACAACGACTTACCGAACCCAACCGCGAGACTCCACAACTTCACCGACGCGATAGCTCTAGTGGGATTAAAAAATTTGTCCAACCTCATCCAAAATTATGACACTGTCCACGCTTGGATAACGAATGGAACCATAAAGGTTGGCATAAACAATAATGATAATTTGGCGACAATAGAAAATGCCAGCACCACACTTGGAACGCAGCTTCAAAACCTCTGCACACAGCTTGAAAACTTAGCCACAGCCATCACAAATCTAACAATCAGTTCCGGAACCTTCACGGTCACAGTACCCGCATTGGACACGCCCACAGCAGTTACAGGGACAAGTGGCACACCCGTTAACGCACCAACTTTCTCAGACATCGCAACGCAGATTACAAATATTGCCACAACCCTATCTAATCTGTTAGAATAGTCTCAAATTCAGAGAAAGAAAACAAATGCGGGTCAGGTCAAATAATCCGTCAACTAATGATTGGACGTTTGGTAAAGGTGCGAGCAATTACCTACAGGGCAATCTTGCCGTGGGTCAATTAATCAAGACTCGCGTGCTTTCGTTCCTTGGTGACTGTTTTTTTGACACCACAACAGGTATCGACTGGTTTCAATTTCTTGGTGGTAAGAACGTCATACAATTAAATTTGGCGATATCTTCAACAATTTTGAACACACCAAACGTCACGGGAATCATACAGTTTAACGTAAATCTGAACCACATTACACGGCTTTTCTCTGTTTCTTACACAGTACAAACAACTTATTCGATTACTGGTGACATCTTTGAATATGACATTAGTAACCTTTTACCGGATTAACTACAAATGCCAAATTCATTAACGGCACTGGGTTTGACCACACAGAATTACGACGAACTTATTGCCTATTATGTCAATAATTTTTTGACCATTTATGGGTCAGACATAAATTTGTCATCAAGCACAAGTGATGGTCAGTGGTTAAACATACTTACGCAAGGTAATTTGGATAACCTCGACTTAATTACCCAGGTTTATAATTCATTTGACCCAGACAACGCAGTCGGTGTTGTGCTTGACCAACATGTCGCAATCAACGGTATACAGAGGATTGCCGGTACCTATTCACAAACAAACATCACACTTGTGTTGTCTCAAGTTGTCACACTCTACGGTCTCGACCAATCAACCCAACCAATTTACACGGTTTCCGATAACATCGGAAATCAGTGGCAGTTGTTAACCACTCAAACAGAAGTGGGGCCGTCAGGAAATTTTGTTGCAGTATTTCAGTCCGCAGTACCGGGTGAAGTGCTGACAATTCCAAACACCATTAACATACCTGTGACTGTCATACTTGGTGTTACGTCTGTCAACAATCCATCCACACAAACGGTCATTGGAACTAATGAAGAATCAGACGCCCAATTACGAGTCCGACGACAACAATCAGTTTCACAAGCAAGTCAAGGGTATCTTGCTGGCCTATATGCCGAACTCGCAGACATACCAAACATAATATCAAGCGTCTATGAAAATGACGGAAGCACGACAGATTCAGAAGGTGTACCGGGTCATAGTATCTGGGTATTAATCAATGGTGTGCCAGAAATACCGCTCGCAAGTGCTTGGAATTCAGCCGTAACCTATTCTTGGGGACAAGTAGCGAGTGAGGGTGGAGTCAATTACATAAGTTGGCAAAACAATAACTTGAACCACATGCCACCAAATGCTCTGTATTGGGGCGTTTATAATTCAGTGGCTATGGCTATTTATTATAAACGTAATGCCGGTTGTGGTATGTTTGGGGAACAATCCTATGTTGTTACTCAAATCGACGGCTCACAATTTACGGTAAATTGGGATAGCGTGTCTCAACAAAATTTGTTTACCTTCTTTACCGCTGTTTCCCTAAATGGCATCACACCGCCGAACATACAATCAATCGTAGAACAATTACCCGCACTCCTGATTCCCGAACAAAATCAGTCTGTGAACATCACCGAACTCGGAACGCTTGTGCAATCCATTGACCCAAATACAGTGGTTGAAAATGCAGGTTTCAGTAATGGATTTTTACAAACACTTAATCTGTCAGCGGCACCATCAAGCGGCTCATTTTCTCTTACCTATGGTGGTTCAGGGGTTACAGCGGCAATTAACTGGAATGACCCCACATCAACCATACAAACAAAATTACAGGCAGTTAGCGGCTTAGGAACAGCTCTAGTTACAGGGTCACTGGCTTCCAAACAATTGATTATTCAAATTCCTGATATTGTTTCATGTGAAACACTCATAACAGTGAGTGACAATCCAACATACCCAAACACATTGGGCGTTACCTTTAGTTACAACGAAAACATAGTGGGAATTTTATCACCAACATCACGAAAATATCAGCTATTCCCAACGTCCCAAAACACTGTGGTTACAATTCCGCCGGTTGCGCCGTTTTTTGATACAATGATTTTGTCACCAACATCTATCACCCTGGACTCCAATACACAACAAGTCCTCAGCGCAGTTGGTGGCTACTATAATGACCCCAATGCTTCTTACATTTACACGATTGTTCAAAATCAGAGCGGATGCACACTGACCCCACAAAGCCCATCCACTACGGTTTTATACACATCGGGCAACGGTTCTGGTGACGACATCATCATAGTTACAGATGCACTCGGAAACTTTGGTCATGCAACAATGGCGGTTGAATAACGATGACTGTAACCGAACTCATACAATATTATGCAAACCTTTTAATCATTCAATATAATGGTTTGCCTAATGCGTCGGCTACAATTTCAACAAGCGTCACACCAGAAGTCATGGCGCAGAACTCACAACAGCTCGTTTCGTTTTCGCCAACACCAACAGGTGGAACATTCACACTCGCCTACAATGGTAACAACACGGTACCGACAAATTGGAATGACACACCCGCCACGGTACAGGCTGATTTAGAAGCATTACCAGGACTCAGTCGTGTTCAAGTTACAGTGCCTACAGGTAACACAACCATTACGGGTGGTTTCACTGTAATTTTTGACGGTGTCGTGGACGCATTACTTTTAACTGTTTCAAATAACAGCCTTGTGCCGGTGGTTACAATTACCGTTGCTGAACAAGTGGTAAATGTTTTTGACGTGTTACCGATTGCTATTCAGAATGCATTTAACATTTTACCCGGTCTCATTGACTCAAACGGTAATCCTATTCCTATCGCAGTTGGGAAACAGCTTGACGTAGTTGGAAAATATACCGGTGTGTCACGGTCAGCCCTAACACCAATCGGAAATATCACACTTTCTGACAGCGATTTTCTAACACTCATCAAATTCGCCATCGTACAAAATTCCGCTGGAAGCTCACTGTACGACATCGAATATAACATGAATCTGTTTTTTAATGGGCAGTTCATCATTACCGACTACAAGAATATGCAAATGGCTTATTTATTAAGCAGTTCACTTGGTAGTGCCAATTTGTTTTACGTTTTAATCGCACAGAACAAAATACCGAAACCTATGGCCGTTGGCCTGAGCATCACGGTTGTTCCAAACGTCTATGACTTGTTTGGATTTTTTACATATTTCCAAGGATACCCAAACCCAGCGGTTAAACCGATGAATACTTACGCAAGTTTTAACAAAACTTGGTTTTGGTTATCCTATTCAAACATTGTTTTACCTTTTTCGTAAAGGATGATTTTTCATGGCTGGTTTTCAACGTTACACACAAACCCCATTCGGAACGAGTGCCGGTACAAATCAAATGGCGCAATATGGTTCCTATGCGGCTGGAAGTCCTATGACCTATTCTGGGTCAACTATAACACCCGCAATAGTTCAATCATTATCTGAATATTTACAAGGTTGGTTCGCCGCGAGTGAGGGTGTCTATAGTCCCGCTATCGAAGACATGAACGCGCTTTGTTATCTATTTGGCTACCAACTTTCCTATATTTTAGAACGCGGTGTGGCTGAGTGGGACTCTGGTACAACATACAATACTGGTGACGTCGTTAGTGTAATATCTGGTGGTGTTGCTAATATTTTTTGCTCATTAAGTGACGGAAATACAGGGCTTAACCCGCTCAGTAACCCAAGTAATTGGGGTGCGGTTCAATTTCCTACAGGGTTTAATGTTGGTGTAAATGCACAAACAGGACTTGTCACATCAACTATTACAAACTCATCAGTCGTAAACCCAACCGATGG